CCCTTCCCTGGAACGGCTACACCGTCGCCTCTACATTCTCCGGTGCCGGGGGCTCCTGCCTCGGCTACAGGATGGCCGGGTATCGCGTCGCCTACGCCCTCGAGTTCGTTGCCGAAGCGCAACGCTGCTACAAAGCGAACCATCCCAACAGTTATCTCGACGGCACCGACATACGGCAGCTAAAGCCAGAGCAGCTCCTACAACGCGCCGGAGTGGCAAAGGGCGACCTAGACATTCTCGACGGTTCTCCGCCCTGCTCAGCGTTCTCTACGGCAGGCGCTCGCGAAAAGAACTGGGGCAAGGTCAAGTCGTATTCCGACCGCGCGCAACGCGTTGATGACCTTTTCTACGAATATGCCCGGATCCTCGAGGGTGTCCAACCGAAGGTCTTTGTTGCCGAGAACGTCAGCGGTTTAATCAAAGGCACCGCTAAGGGTTACTTCAAACGGATCCTGCAGGCTCTTCGTGATTGCGGCTACGACGTCACCTGCCGCGTTCTCGACGCCCGATGGCTCGGTGTGCCGCAGATGCGCAAGCGCACGATCTTCGTCGGCGTCAGAAACGACTTAAAGCTGCCGCCCGCTCATCCAAGTCCCTTCCCTTACAGCTACAACGTCGGCGACGCCCTCGTGCCTACACCGCCTGACACCGAAGCTAAGTGGCTCAAGGAAGACACCGAAACCTATCGGTTTTGGTCGCAGACGAAAGCAGGCGAAACGCTTGGAGATACCTGCAAGCGTCTAACAGGCAAGAACAGCTTCTTGACGCACTGCAAGCAATCGCCCCGCCTACCCGCAAACACCATTACGCAGGGCACGCAACAGCTTTATCACTGGACAGAACCTCGAACCCTCACCCTCGGGGAGCTTCGCCGCATCGGCGGATTCCCTGATGATTTCATCCTCACCGGCACGTTTTCACAACAGTGGGAACGTATCGGTCGTGCTGTTCCTCCGTTAATGATGGCTCAGGTTGCTAAAACTATTGAGCAAGAGATCTTGTCAAAAATCGGTGGAGATACCCGCTAGTTGGACATTTGAAACGTCGGATGTAGCAGCCGGCTTTGATAATCACGTCCGCGAACAGCTTCCCTGGTACGACTTAGCAACCGCCGCGATCACTCACATCGCACGGCATTACATCCCGAAAGGCGGGCTGGTCTACGACATCGGTTGCGCTACCGGCAACATCGGTCGCAGCCTCGAGGCAACGCTAAAAGCTCGTGACGCTCGACTCGTCGGCATTGATCCTTCCGACGAGATGCGGAAGATCTACAACGCCCCGGGCATCTTCGTCTGCTCCCCGGCGGAGTCCTACGAATATGAGCCCTTTGACCTAGGCATCTCGTTCTTGACGCTGATGTTCGTCGAGCCGAGCAAGCGCCGTCAGTTCGTTCTCGACCTGCTTGATAAGTGCCGACCCGGTGGCGCGATCATCATTTTCGACAAGCTTGAAACGGCACACGGTTACTTCGGCACCGTGATGACTCGTTTGACCCTCGCAGGTAAATATGAGGCCGGTGTAAACGCTCAGGAGATAATTGAGAAAGAATTGTCTCTTGCCGGAGTGCAAAGACCCATAACATTGGAGCAACTACCCGGCGCTCCCTATCAGTGGTTCCGTTTCGGTGATTTCGCCGGTTACATCCTCGAGAAACCGATCTAATGGCTAAATCGACAAAGATCGAAGTTGATATGCGGGTCAACCGAGTCGCTCGCCTCTTAGCGAACGGGGCGGTGCGCTCGGAGATCGTTCAATACGCTACGAACGAGTGGGGGGTGTCGGATCGGCAGACAGACAACTACATCGCGAAGGCGAGAGAGCTGATCCGCGCTGACTGGGAGATCGACCGGCGCAGTTTCACTGCGGAGATCCTTGCCCAGCTTTCGAGCATTCAGAAAGAGGCCAGGAAGACCGGCAACCTCAGCGTCGCCCTAGGTTGCGTCAATCAAGCCGCGAAGGTCGCGCGGTTGTTTGAATGAGCATCCTGGCGTCAGTCCCGGGGGGCTCGATCCTCTCCGCTATCGAGTCCGCAACGCCCTTCACCGAGGCTGATCTGCGCGGATACGTCGATGGGCTAGCCGAGGGGCTAACAGGGCCCCAGCGCGAGGTGTGGGAGGCAAACAAGCGGTTCAAGCTGCTGTGCTCCGGTCGTCGTTTCGGTAAGACCTACCTGTGCATCACTCGGCTGATCTGCTGGGCGATGGAAAAGCCCGGGAGCCTGTGCTGGTACGTCACCGCGAACTATCGGATGGCGAAGCAAATCGCATGGCGTCAACTCAAGGCGATGGCCCCTGAGGAGCTGGTCGTTAAGCGGAACGAGTCGGACCTCTCGATCGAGTTCGCCAACGGCAGCCTGATCGCTCTGCGGGGCGCGGATAACGAGGACAGCCTGCGGGGTGTAAGCCTTTCGGCGCTTGTGATCGATGAGGCCGCATACGTCAAGCAGACGGCTTGGGAGATGGTCCTACGTCCTGCCCTATCAGACCAAAACGGCCCGGCCTGGTTCATTACTACCCCGGCAGGTCTTAACTGGTTCCACGACCTGTGGGAGCAGGCTCAGGAGCAAGCGGACTGGGACACCTTCTCCTTTACGACGATTCAGGGCGGCAATGTTTCGGCGGAGGAGATCGAGGCCGCGCGGAACACTCTCGATGAACGCACCTTTAGGCAAGAATACCTAGCAAGCTTCGAGACGCTCTCGGGTCGGGTCTACCCCGGGTTCGATGACGAGAACATCAGCGAAGACGTTAAGGACACCGGCGGGCCGATCTACTGGGGCACTGACTTCAACGTCAGCATCATGGCCGGCGTTCTCGGCAGCAGGGTCGGCGACACGCTTCATATCTGGGACGAGCTCGCCGTCAAGCAGTCGAACACCGACGAGGTATGCGCGATGCTTCGCGCTCGGTTCCCTGATCGGCAGATCATCGCCTATCCGGACCCAACCGGCTCAGCTCGTAAGACGTCCTCAGCCGGGCGTACAGATCACGACATCATCCGTCGCTTCGGCTTCAGCTGTATAAGCCCGAAGGCTCCGTGGGCCGTGAAAGACAAAATTAACGCGACAAATTGGATGATCCGAACGGCGAAAGGCAGTCTGCGTCTATTCGTACATCCCCGCTGTAAACACACAATCAAGGCTCTAAAAAACGTGACCTACAAGCAAGGTGCGGAAGACTATGTGATCGACAAGTCGGCAAACATCGAGCACTGGACTGACGGGCTCGGCTACCTAATCCTCGGCGCGTTTAATCCTCTGCACGAACGCGCTGGACGGGGCACTGGCATCAGGCTTTACTAAACTGATTGCGATGGGCGGGTTCTAGCTGTGTACTCAGGCTTTTCTGGTCGCCAACGTGTTGGCAACGTTACGACGGTTGAAAGCCCCAACACGGCTTACGTCAATATGGAGCCGCATTGGCTGCTGATCGAGGCGTTGATGCAGGGCACCTATGGCGTAAGAAAGAAACACCGAAAGTATTTGCCACAAGAGCCGAGAGAACTTGATGAGTCATATGACAACAGGTTGATGCGTTCAACGCTTGCGCCTTATTACGTCAGGCTTGAGCGAATGCTGGCGGGCATGTTGACCCGCAAGCCCGTCCGTCTTGAAGACGTCAGCGATGTCGTCACTGAGCAGCTATTTGACGTTGATTTGCAGGGCAATGACCTGAACGTTTGGACATACGAAACTGCTCGCAAGTGCATCCGCTACGGCCACGTCGGCGTCTTGGTTGATGCTCCTAAGGCTGGTGACAATGGGCGGCCTTACTGGACCCAATACACGCCACGGGACATTTTAGGCTGGCGCAGTGAAATCAAGGACGGCAAGCAGAAGTTGACGCAGGTGCGCCTGATGGAGGAGATAACCGTGCCTGATGGGCTGTACGGCGAGAAGCAGGTACAGCAGGTGCGTGTGTTGACCCCTGGCGCTTTTGAAATACATCAAAAGGACAAGAAAGGCGACTTTGTTCTTATTGATGAAGGGACGACGAGCTTGACCGAGATCCCGTTTGCTGTTGCCTATTCAAACCGCGTCGGTGTTCTTGAATCGCGTCCACCGCTTGCAGATATTGCCGAGCTGAATCTCAAGGCGTACCAGGTGCAAAGCGATTTGGACAATCAGCTGCATATCAGCGCCGTTCCGATGCTGGCAATCTTCGGGTTCCCGCAGTCAGCAGAAGAGATCAGCGCAGGCCCAGGCGAAGCGATGGCGCTTCCTGAAGGTGCCTCGGCACAGTACATCGAGCCATCAGGCAACAGCTACAGCGCACAGTTCCAGCGGCTCGAACAGATCGCCAGCCAGATCAATGAGCTTGGCCTTGCTGCTGTGTTAGGTCAGAAGCTCAGCGCAGAGACAGCAGAGTCAAAGCGGATCGACCGCAGCCAGGGCGACTCCACGATGATGGTGATCGCTCAGCAAATGCAGGATTTAATCGACAACTGCCTGCAGTTTCACGCTAAATATATGCAGCAGCCGCAAGCCGGTAGCAGCTTTGTCAATCGTGATTTCTTGGGCGACCGCCTTGAGCCACAGGAGATACAAGCGTTGCTGCAGCTCTACAGCGCAGGCACGATCACACAGGAAACGCTGCTCAAGCAACTTTCAGTTGGCGAAGTCCTTGGCGATGACTTTGACGTTGAGCAAGAACTGGACGCGACACAATCCGGCGGGCTGATCGAAATGCAGCAGCCTGAACCTGAGCCTGCGCCTGAAACAGAGGCCACAATGCCAGAAGCAGAAGAGGGGCAAGAGGATGAGCTGGATGAGCAGGCTGCGTAGGCCAAATCCAAACCGCAAACAGCTGCTGTTCTTCACTCAAGATCAGCTAAAGGAAAACTACTTTGCTGTCGTCCGAATCACTTGGTTTGCTGCCGGTCAGATCTGTGCAATCACTGAGTCTGTTGTGTACCAAAGCGACCTCGAAGCAGTTGCTGAGTTCTCTGGAATTATTGGGGAAGCTTTGCGGGGTGGTGCTGACGTTTCGGTGGTTTGTATTGCGTCATCTAAGGATGTTGGTTTGGAGCCAGCATGAGCGAACCTGAAGCCTTTTACAGACAGGCGATTGACCTGAACCGATACAGCAACCACGTCGCGCTCAATGTCATGCGGGCGTACAACGACATCGTGATTGATGCGTTGCAGAAGCTTGATGATGTGGGCACGCTGAACCCAAGGGAAGCCGCCAGGCTTAATGCTTTGTTGGCTCAGGTGCGCGAAAGTCTTGATACGTGGGCAGGTGATACCTCGGTTTATGTAGTTCAGGAGCTGAACGGTTTGGCCCGGCTCCAAGCTGATTTCATATCGGGGCAGATCAAGGATGTGGTGAAGCCAAGCCTGGCTAATACTGTCCGCACTGTTGAGATCACCCCGGATTTTGCGCGGTCTGTTGTGTTGGCTGATCCGACCGACATCAGCGCGGCTGTGCTGCAGCCAAGCCTTGAGCAGCAGATAAGCGGTCAGTTTCCTGGTCTTGTGAGTCTTGATGCTAGAAAAGGCGCGGCGTTGATTTTGCCAGACGGCAAAAAGCTTGGCTCAGCGTTCCGGCAGCTGGCTGAAAAATCTGCCGATAAGTTCCGTGTCACCGTCAGGAATGGCCTGCTGACAGGTGAAAATATGCGTGACATGGTCAAACGCCTGCGGGGTAACTTGCGTTTTGCAGATAACGCAGGGATTAGTCAAACCATTGCAAAAGGCGGTGAGCTGACAACTGTTACTGATGCACAAATCAGAACGTTGATACGAACTTCAATCACACGTCTGACAAGCACTGTCAACGAGCAAATGTATATCGCCAACCGGCACCTAATAGACAAGTACCGTTATAGAGCAACTTTGGATTTGAACACCACTGCGATTTGCCAGTCCTTAGATGGCAAGGTATTTGAGTTTGGCAAGGGTCCAATGCCAGAGCAGCACTATGGCTGCAGGTCAACCATCGTGTTTGTGACAAAGACTGAAGCCGAAGGTGATTTCCGGTCGCGGGAAAAGCGCGCCGCACTTGGTGGCCTTGTCCCCAACGACATGACATACCCAGAATGGATTGCAACTCAATCAGTCGCTGCTCAGGAAAAGGCATTTGGGGGCAAGGGCAAAGCGCGGTTGTTCAGAAGCCTGCTAAGCAAAGGAGAAACACCGAAAACCGCTTTTGCCAAGTTCGTCAGAAGTGATGGGTCGGAGGTAACTTTGAAGGACTTGCTCGCTAGGTACGGTGCCCCTTAAACGCGGTAGCAGCAAGCAAGTCATCTCTGAAAACATCCGCAGGCTGATGCGTGAGGGCAAAAGCCGGTCACAGGCGGCAGCGATTGCGTTCAAGGAAGCCGGGAAACGGCGCAAGCGTTAATCTTTTGTTGTACCCACCTGTTTGTTCAATGGCACTGCACAGCAAGTACAAGTTCACGGAGCAGGGCGCTGAGGCCAAACCCAAGGCGACGGCCAAGAAAAAGTCCGCTAAAAAGGAAGCACCTACGGAGGCTGACTGATGCCTAGCGGACCTGGCACCTACGGCTCAAAGATGGGCCGTCCTCCTAAGAAAAAGAAGAAGGGAAGCAAGAAAAAGTAATGGCACGGAAGCTGCGGCGCGTTCCGAAGGACAAGGCTACCGGCCTTCCTAAGAAGTACCTCTCGGGTGCGAAGAACCGCGCTGCGAAGGCCCGTGAGATCAAGCGAACCGCTGAGGCTTACAAGGCTGGCGAGTTCATCGACATCAAAGCCGTTTCTAAATCGAGGACTGAGCAAGGTGGCCCCAAAAAGAAAGCCCGCAAGAAAGCCACTCGACGAAAAAATAAGAGAGTCTCTTAAGCAGAAAGCCAAAAACAGCCGCTTTTTCCAAGCTGAGCTGACTGAGGTGTATCGCAAAGGGCAGGGCGCTTATCTGTCGAGCGGTTCTCGTAATGTGTCGATGGAGGCTTGGGCTATGGGTCGGGTCAATGCCTACATGAAGGGTGGCAAGGCTCGAACGGTTGATGCTGCGATCTACGCCCGCTACAACAAAAAACGATGAGCATTCAGCATCCTCAAGGCGGACGGTTTGAGGGTTACGGCAAGCCCAAGAAAACCCCTGATCATCCCAAGTACGCAGCCGCCGTTGTCATCAAAGAGAATGGCCGTGATCGCTTGATTCGTTTCGGCTTGCAGGGAGCAAAGCGTTTCCCCGAGCGCAAGGGTGAAAGTAAGGCTGCAGCGGAGGCACGGAGCAACTGGAAGAAACGCCACGCGCAAAACATTCGCCGTGGACCCACATCTGCCGCCTACTGGGCGAATAAATTTCTTTGGTAGTAGATTTGGCGTGAAATCTAGCCCGTGGCTAATTCATGTCTGAGGAAAACACTGCCCCCGTGGGGCAAGATGTTGACGCACAAAAATGGCAAGCAGAGCTTGACGCAATGCGTCGAAAAAATGCCGAGCTGCTGAAAGAGTACAAAGACTTCAAGGAATCGGTCAAAAGTGTTCCTGACGGTGTTGATGTTCAGGAGCTGCTTGAGTTCAAGCGGTCTGTTGAGCAGAACAAACTTGAATCAGAAGGCAAGTACACCGAGGCGCGTCAGGCTCTTGAGCAGCAGTTTCGCGAAGCTGCTGAAGCCAAGGACAAGCGGATTGCTGAGCTTGAAGCACGAGTCCGCGAGCTTGAGCTGATTGCACCTGCGAACACAGCATTAGCCGATGTTGTGCATGATCCGAGCATCGTATTCAAAGCAGACCTGCTGAAGCCGGATCAAATTGAGCGCGAAGCTGACGGCACGGTTGTTGTTGTTAATGGTTACGAGCGCAAGCCCATCAACGAGTGGGCCAAGACCTTGCCTAGCTACATGCAGAAAGCTCCTAAGCCAATGGGCAGCGGTGCGCCTTCAGGACGCAGTGTGAGTGGCGATATTCCACCAGGGACAAAGAATCCTTTTGCCAAAGAGTCCTACAACCTCACAGAACAGTCGCGGCTTTATCGCACGGACCGGGATATGTATGAGAGGTTGAAAGCTGCTGCTAGCCGTTAATATGTTCACTAAGGCAAAGCCGTGCTGAGCCAAACCGGGCCGTGCCCACACCGTAAACATCTTTTTTGAGGATCTGTCATGGCGACTCTTCGCTCTGACATCATCATCCCCGAGGTATTTACGCCTTACGTCATTGAGCAAACCACTCAGCGTGATGCCTTTCTGGCTAGCGGTGTGGTGCAGCCGATGGCTGAGCTAAATGCTGCCGAGGATGGTGGTGATTTCGTTCAAGTGCCTTTCTACAAGGCCAACCTGTCAGGCGATTTTGAGCGTCTGACGGATAGCTCTTCCCTGACCCCTGGCAAGATCAGCGCCGACAAGCAAGTCGCCGCTGTCCTGCACCGTGGCCGTGCCTTTGAGTCACGCGACCTGGCTGCACTGGCTGCCGGTTCTGACCCGATGGCTGCTATCGGTAACAAGATTGCTGACTACATTGCTAACCAGCGTCAGAAGGACCTGCTGTCCTGCCTGGCTGGAATCTTTGGCGCTGTTGGTGACACCAGCTCCGCATCTTTCGCAGCCTTGGCTGTTGACGGTGCTTCTGGCGACACCCCCACCCAGCTGACTGCACGTCAGATCGTTGAAGGCCAGTCCCTGCTGGGCGACCAAGGCGACAAGCTGGCTGCAATCGTTGTTCACCCTAAGGTGTACTACGACCTGAAAGAGCGCCGTGCTCTGGACATGATCTACGACGATGCAGGCCAGCCTGACACCGCCGCAGCTCAAGGTTCACTGGCTAACGCCTTTGGTTCCGTTGCCATCCCCACCTTCATGGGAATGCGTGTGATCGTGTCTGCTGATGTGCAGACTGCTGGCTCCGGTGCTTCCACCGAATATGCCAGCTACATGTTCACCCAAGGTGCCGTTGGCTCCGGTGAGCAACTAGGACTCCAGACAGAAACTGACCGTGACATCCTCGCCAAGAGCGATGCCATGTCAATTGATCTGCACTACGTGTACCACCCGATTGGTTCATCGTTCTCCACTTCAGTTTCCAACCCCACACGGGCACAACTGGAAACCGTGGGCAACTGGACCAAGGTGTACGAGACCAACAACATTGGCATCGTGCGGATTACCACCACCAGCGCACTTGACTGACGGAGGTAACTAACCATGGCATCCATTTTTGAGGCAACAGCAGGCACTCTGATCGGCCCTACCGCGGGTGGATCAGTGACCCAGGCCACCAGCAAATCGACTGGTGTCACCCTCAACACTGCAACCGGTGTGATCACTTGTGATGACGCCACCCTGAACGCAGGTGTTGAGGTTTCTTTCACTGTCACCAACAGCACTATCGCAGCGACTGACGTTGTGATCGTGAACCACGCTTCCGGCGGCACCGCTGGTAGCTACTTGGTGCAGGCCAACAGCATCGCTGCTGGATCTTTCAAGATCACCATCAGCAACGTTTCTGCTGGCAACCTTGGTGAGGCAATCGTCCTCAACTACGTGGCTCTGAAGGGCGCAAGCTCCTGATGGGTCTTTTCGCTTTCAAGCGAATGCGGGAACGTGAGGCTGCTGCGCAAGTGGTGGCCTCCACCCCCAAACGCAAGACTTCTACTGTGACGCCCGATGGCAGTAACAATCGACGCAACAGCGGGCGGCGCAAACGCCAACAGCTACATAACGCTGAGTGAGGCTAATACGTTCGTAGAGGCAATGATCTCCAGCACGGATGTGTCTAAGTGGACCACCGGCACTGATGACACACGCAACCGGGCGCTTGCAGCAGCAACGCAACGTCTGGACCGTGAAAGGTTTATAGGGGCAAGGGCAACGGATACGCAAGCACTGCAATGGCCGCGTACTGGCGTGCGAAAGCCAGATACCTACGTCAATACGTACGCCACTGGCTTCCCATTCAGGATTTCTGAGGATTACTTCACCGATGAAGAGATCCCAAATCAAATCAAGCGGGCACAGATTGAGCTTGCTGTTTATCTGCACAACAACACGGACGGCATCAGCCTCAGTGGGTTGAACGATTACAAGAGCGTCAGCATTGGCAGCATTAGCGTCACACCTGACAAGGCCGGTGCAGTCGGTGCAGACCATGTTCCGCCGATGTTTGAAAGGTACTTGACTGGTCTTAGAATTAGTGGACCAGGCAACATTGCTATTAAACGGAGCTGACCATGTACGGAGACCTGAAAGGCGGCTTCGAGTTCATCTCAGACACCGCTGAACACACTGGTCGGTTTTGCTTGATTTACTTCAAGGAAGACACTGTGATCAGTGCCATCACTGTGCAGAACGCAACCGGCAACAGCTTGGCCGGTGAGACTTTTGTGGCTGACACCAAGCTGTCGGGCATCGTGACCAGCATTACGCTGACCAGCGGCGCTTGCCTTGCTTATCGCGTCTGATGGCACTCGCTGATTCGCTGGGCAAGGTTGCAACCAACGTCCTGAAGGCGTTGGGTGCTGACGTGACGATCCGTTATGTCACCAGCGGCAGCTACAACACCACGACTGGTTTAAGCGGTGAAACTACCAGCGACACCAACGTCAAAGGTATGGTCCAGGCAGTTGCAAAGTCTGAGGTCAACAGCCTGATCGAAGCGCAGGACAAGCGCCTTATCGTTTCTGCGGAAGAGTTGGCCACAGCCCCTGGGACCAAAGACCGGGTTGTAATCAGTTCTGTTGTGTATCAAATCATTTCAGTCAACACGGTTGAGCAGGACAACACGGCGATCACTTATGAGCTGATCCTGAGGGGCTGATGGCTAAAAAAGAAATCACGATTCTTCAGATCGGTGATTACTGCGAGAGCAAGGTTCAAGAACTTGTCAAAGAAGCAGGCGTCAAGCTGCGCAACCGAGTTGTTGAGTTGAGCCCTGTTGGTGAAGTCAACGGCGGAACGTTCAAGTCAAATTGGCAACCGCCTGTTTATGTTGACAAAGGGCTGACCGCCAGGATCGTCAACAATACACAGAATTACGGGGAAGCCATCACTTATGGCGAAAACACGCCGCCATCCTGGGGCCCGCCAGGCTCGTTCAAATCACGTTTTGGTTTGCCGCAAGGCTGGCCTACTTTGCTTGCTGGCAAAGACGTGCAAAACGCTATCCCTAGCATGTGGAACAGGATTGTCAGTAAGCCATGAGCAGTACATATAACGACATCAGGGCTGCGATTGAAGCACGCATTGCCACAGAGATGGCAAGTTCACCCGCGTACCAGGTGAGCTATGAGAACGTGCCGTTCACCCCACCAAATAACTCAACTTGGATTAAGGTGCAGATCCGGTTTGGGGAGAACGCTTATGCGACGTTGCTTGGCCCTACAACCGGCAGCAATCGCCAGGCAGGCATTCTTGTAATTGGCATCTTTAGCCCTATTGGCGTGGGAACCGGCGACAACTTTACACTGGCTGAACGCTTGAAAGACCTGTTTGACCGGAAGATTGTCAGCCAGATTATTTTTGACGCAGCCAACGGCCCGGCAATCGTCGAAGCTGGCGCACCTGAATCCTTTTTTCAAACAGAGCTAGCCATAACATTCAATGCGTTCGTACAATGAGCTGAGCCAACTACCGTACAAACGTTATGGCAACCACTCTGTCCGGTACGTCCGGCGCCCTTTATTACAAGCCTGCTGGCACTGACAGCACGTTCACTGCATCGAACGTGACTAATGCCAGCAACAACATCATGGTGGGAACCTACCGAAACTTTAAGGTCAACGACAAGGTTTCGTTTGGTACCGGCACTGGCGGCACTCTGCCTGCTGGGCTTTCTGCCAGCACGGATGTGTTCATCAGAACCTATACCGCATCAACCGGCATCGCTACGTTTTCTGCCACAGCTGGCGGCACTGAGCTTGCTTTAACTGATGATGGCACGGATGGAACCACGCCGTTCACCATCAAGTTTGCTGAGTTTCAAGCGGTTGGAGCTGTTCGTGAATGGTCCTTTGAGATCACTCGCGATGAAATTGACGTGACCACTATTGGTCAAACCCTTGGTCAAAATGCACCGTTCAAGACCTACATCACCGGCTTTGCTGATGGTGAAGGCTCTGCCACCATCTACACCACTGACGACGATACCACTATTGCGTCACGCTTAGTGGAAGACGTGATCCAGCGGATTCAGACCGGCGTGCAGTTCAAGCTGTACATCGACCGCGTTGTCTCTTCTGGTTCTGTTGATGAAACGGCAAGCCGTTCCATCACGATGGAAGCTGTGCTGACTTCTGCCAGCTACTCCGTCAACCCAGATGATGCTCAGCAGATTGAAGTTTCATTCCGGCCTTCTGCTGTGCCAACTTTCGATCTTGCTAAGACCTGATCGTTTGTCACCCGTTTGTTTGGCCCTGGCTTGCGCTGGGGCTTTTTTCATGAGTACTATCTGTTTACTGTTCACAGGTTTTTATGTCTTCTAGTGCAAGCGGACGCGCACTTGATCGCCTTAAGAAAGCTGCAAATCTGACGCCAGTGAAGCGTATTGTGGTCCTGAGTAATGGGGATGAGTTTGTATTTTGGTCGACGCCTTTGACCATGGCAGAGCGTGAGCGGGCTCAAAAGCAGGCCAATTCAGACGATGCCAATCAGTATGCTTTGCAGCTTTTGGTCAACAAAGCCACTGACGAAAACGGTCAGCGGATGTTCAAAGCTGGCGAACTTGCTGAGCTGAAAAATGAAGTGCGTGACGAAGACCTCCAGTCTTTGATGGTTGCCCTGATTACTGGCGAAGGCAATGTCACTGAGGATGAGGCAAAAAACTAAGCAAGCTCTTCAAGGATGATTGGCCTTTGAGAGTGCAGATGCGTGTGGCCCGTGAACTGGGTTACACGCTTTCTGAGCTTTCAAGCAAGATGTCCCGCGAAGAGCTGCAGCTTTGGTGCCTGTTGTTTGAGGTAGAGGCTGAGGAGCAGCAGGAGATGCGCCGGAAAGCCAAGCGGCGGTAGACTTAGCGTGACTCGGTGAGATTCTTGTGGCGGGCCAGGTTGTAATTGAACTTACCGCGCAGGACAAGATCTCAGGTGTTCTGAGCAAGATCAATGGTGAAGCTCGAAACCTGCAAAAGAATCTTGGTGGGGCGGTTAAAAATGTAGGCAACAGCTTTAAGGGCCTTCAGGCCAAAGCTGTAAACCTGCAAAGCGCATTAGGTTCCTTAGCGATTGGTGCAGTTGTTAAAGGGTTTGCTCAGGCTGGCGTAGAGGCAGACCGCACCGCAAAACGGTTGAAGTTCCTGGGTGATCAGTTTGGGGAAAGTGCCAAGCTGCAGCAGTTCGCCAATGAAGCTGCGGAGAAGTTTACGTTGGGCCAAACAGATGCTGCCAATGCGGTGGGCGATTTGTTTGGCCGCTTGCGGCCTATGGGCGCATCTTTGGATGACATCAAAACCGTTTTTAACGGGGTGAATGTTGCCGCAAGGCAAATGAACCTCAGCACGGCTGACACTGAAGGTGTCATGCTGCAGTTAAGCCAGGCACTGGGTTCAGGAAAGCTCCAAGGGGATGAGTTCAGGAGCATCATGGAGCGGCTGCCAAAAATCGGCCAAGCCGTTGCCAAGTCAATGGGTGTAACTGTTGGTCAGTTAAAAGACCTCAGCAGCCAGGGCAAGCTCACAACCGATGTAATTATCAAGGCGCTTAAAGGCATCGAGAAGCAAGGCTTCCCAGAGTCGGATGGCGTGCGTCAGTTTAATAAAGCGATGTCAGATTTATCAACGACAATCGGGCAGCGTTTAACGCCTATTCTTGATCCGATCTTGAAAGGCATCGCTGGATTGGTTGGCAAGTTTTTGGAGCTGCCTGAGCCGGTTCAAGCTGCTGTTATCGGGTTTGGTGCTGTTGCCACGGCTTTTGCCGCGATTGCGCCTTTGCTTCCAATCATTGCTACTGGCATTGGCGCCGTTGTCGCTGTGCTGACGGGCCCTGTTGGCATTGTCGCTGGCATTACTGCGGTTGTCGCCGCTTTTGTGACCATGAAAGGAAAGGCCGAAGAAACAAAAGAGCCTATGTCGCAAATCGCTTCTGAGGCCGACAAAACCAAAACCGCCATAGAAGCTGCAGCTAGAGCTAAGCAGGAATTTATTGACAAAACCAAACAACATATAAGTGCATTAGAGGAAGAGTTATCTCAAATCAAACAAGCAGAGCAATCTTATGAGAACACGATTAAAATTACCGATGCTCGCTTAAATGCAGAGAGAGAAATAAATAGCTTACAAGGTCAGATTCTTGAGAGTGCATACGAGCAGGCAGGTACAGCTCGAGAACGGCTCAATATCGCAAAACAAATTTATGAAAATGAGCTCCAGGGTGCAAAGATTGCTTATGAGCAAACGTTAAACAGCATTGAGGCAGAAAAGCAGCGGCTTGAGTTCCGCAGGCAAACGGCAGAAGTTGAGGCTCAAATTATTCAGGCAAAAGGTGAGCTAGCAGCGGCTGAAGCAAAAAGCGCTGAAAAAGCTGAGTTGATTCTTGAAAAAACAAAGAAAGCAGTATCAGCGCAACAAGAAAACGTTCGTGTTATTGAGGGGCAAATCGACGCTCAAAGTGAAATTGCTGAGCACCAAATTACGGCGGCCAACGCAGTGTTAAGGCAAAACGAACTCACGGCAAAGCAAAATTACGAGCAAAAATTAGTCAATGACCAATTAGTTAAAGGTAAAACCGAAGCCCAAAACTTGGGGAACAAGATTCTAGAAAGCCATGGGCATACGGATAGGCTGAAAACTGCAACAGGGGAAGTTTCTACAAATGCTGCAAACGCAGCAGGCAATTTCATCCGAGTTGCCACTGCGGCGGATCAAGCCGCTGCTGCTATTAACCGCGCAGCCGCTGCGCAAAGATCTTTGAATGCTGCACGATCACAGAGCAGCTCAAATTCAGGGCCTGTCCAGCAGGCCGCAGGCGGTTACAACCTTGGTTCGTTTACACCTTTTGCTAAGGGCGGAGTTGTCAGAGGCCCCACGCTTGGCCTCATCGGTGAAGGCGGCGAGCCTGAATACATCATCCCGCAGAGTAAGGCGGCTGGCTTTGCGGCTAACTTCCTTTCAGGCAAGCGTGGCGCAGGCGCTATCCCAGGCTTTGCAGAAGGCGGTATGGCCGTTCCTTCATCGGCAAGCGTCAACATTCAGACTGGCCCAGTCACCCAAATGGATGGGCAGAACTTCGTTACCACTGCTGAGCTAGGCGCAGCCGTTGAGGCAGGCGTGGTACAGACTTTAGACATGCTGCGCCGCGATCAAATGACCCGAGCAAGCATGGGGCTTAACTGATGGCCAATTACGACGTCCTTTGTTTTCTGGAGTATTACGCTGACCGTTCTAACGTTTTGAGCGGTTCTAACAGGAACCCGACTTACCAGTGGCAGAACTTCTACCAAAACGTCCAGACCCTTGGCTCTGCTGACACTAACGCGCAAGGCGATTACAGGTATCTTGCTTTTGATGTTGATGGATTTGGCTCCACGGACGCATCTTCAATCAACGATCTTTCTATTGAACTTGCTGCTACCGCAGAAATCATAGATATTACTGACTCCGCTCTCGGGGCAGATAACTTGGTCATTGCAAGCCTTTACGTCCAGAGTGCTGGCAGTGACGCCTTCGATACTTCAAGTGCCCAGCTGATCAGCCGCTATATCGGCAGCATTGAGGGGGCGTCCGTAACTGAAACAACTGTGTCCTGGACTGTCAACCCAGCGATCAACAAGTTGAACCCACAAGTGCCAAGCCGTAAAATCACGGCAAACATGGTTGACAAGAACAACAAATTGTATGTCTGACACCGTTGTCTTGATTGATATGACTGTCGTCTGCCAGGACGGCGTTGTGAGGGAAGGCGGTTCGCTTGTGGTGCGCGATGGTCAATACGTATTTCTTGATGCTGATAGCGTTGCCTTAGAGGGCGATCGCGTTGTTACTGAGCTGAGAAGCAGCGTGGCTCCAATGAGCCCAGACAGGCTTAGCATGATCACAGCAGAATATGGACCTCTCCTGAGCTAATGGCTGTTTCCGTATTAGACGCAAATAAATTTTTTCGGGACAGAAAAAAGTTTCTGGCGCAAGTATTGCGTGGTAGAACCAAAAAAATCAACTCTAAAAACGCAGAACAGAAAAAATCCTCCCTATGCACATCGCAAACACGTAGCGATGAGGACATCAATGCAAGCAAGAAACCACGCAAAGCTAGTTCTACAGGGCAGGAGCAATCACTCGCAGCACCTGGGGATATTGTTCCAATCGTATTCTGCAAGCGTTCAACAGATGGCCCGCAGTCATTTGAGGTTGGCGGTGTTTGGATGCAGCCATCCAAGGCTAAGCAGGGTTCTTACAACTTCGTTGGCATTTTCCTTTACCCTTTAAGTCAAGGCGAGATTGTTTCAACCCCATCGGCTCCGACTGTTTATGTCGGCGACACCTCTTTGACTGCGCGGGGCGGAACGATTCCAACGCTGACCAATTATTACAGGTCAACAGCCACAATGGCTGCGGCGCCAAACGTTTGCCCAATTACAAGCGGTAAGATTTTCTGCCATCCTGATGCCAATAGCTTTATTGGGCATACAAGCGTAAAAGGCAAGCATTTGAAGTATTTTCCAGATCATAGTGTTTTTTATTACAATGAATTTGGTTTAACTATTGGCTCTGGGGATACAACAAATACTACATTTGAAATCGATGGCGCAGATGTAAGAATTTTTGAAGTTGAGGATGGCACTGATAGAACAAGTGCATACTGGACAAATCTAGGTGTTTCGCCTTCATCAATAACTTTCAGAGAAAATAACACGGATTTTTCGCCATTCACTGGACGCGCTGTTGGCACTATATTTAACGAAGCTTTGAGCGTTGCACCGCTTGGTCAATATCTTGCCCCTTTTGCTACGGGCTCGACGTTTGTCGGCGCTTCTGCAGCAGATAAAGTCGTTGCCTGGGAGCGAACATCTACCGTAAACAATCAAACAGATACTTCTAAAGCAGCAACAGACACCACCCTTACTGGCGTAGTCCATGAATATCACCTATCGCCTGTTAGTGACCCGACAAATTTTGGTTCCTCTTATGATTTTACGGATTACGCGGATATCACTTTTTTAGAGATCCAGGGAGACATATACGACGAAAGTGATACCTCAAAAGGTGAGTACAAAATCAGCACTCGTCAACTGTCTGTGCTTATTGAGCAAGGCGTGAAGGTGCCTTTGTATAGCGCAGGGACCCCAGGCACAACGGGTGCAAGCCACCATTTCGTAGACCTTGCGATGCATTTATTCGCAATAAACAAGCGCTTAGTCGCAGGCACTACCGCAGATATATCCTCGCCGATTGACACCTCTAACCTTCAGGCGCTATCCACGTTTCACACAAACTTTGGGCTGTTCTTCAACGGAATTATTGAGCAAAGCGTGAACATCATTGATTTTATCTCAACGATGTCACCCTTCTTTTTCCTGGCCTTTGTCTCTGAAAATGGAAGGTACGCCTTCAGACCTCTTTTGCCTCTCACGAGTGGCAATGAAATCGATACAACTGCCTTGACCCCTACCGCTACTTTCACTGACTCGGATATTATTGCAGGCAGCTTTAGTAAAGAATACGTTGAAGGTGAAGAGCGTAGAGATGTTCGGGTTTCAGTGGTTTTCAATGAATCGACTAAAAAAAGAGTAGGTATGCAAAAATCAAATTTAGTCAGGTATTCAGGCGTTGGAAGTGACGCAAGGCTCGTTCAGTATGACCTTACTGATTGTTGCGTGAGAGGGGTTCAGGCCAATAAGTTCGCGAAACTGCAACTTGCTATCCGAAAACATTCAACGCATACAATTTCGTTTAATGTTCCACTTTTGACAACCAGCCTTTTAATCACAGACATCATCAAAGTTCAGCGAGTCAGGAAAAATAACGTTGGCGACGATAGAACAGAAACTGATCACTATCAGGTTACAGCTATCAGCCATTCAAGCGATGGGGTTACGACTATTTCAGCCATGCACTTTCCGTTAGATGGGTCAAATGTTGCCAAAATCAGCGACGATGTTGTCAACGGCAACTTCGACATCAACTAATGGCTACTTTCCCTTCACTAACCCCAAATTCCCGGTCACTGACTTTGGGCGACTTCCCTGGTGCACGCCATGAAGGAGTGTCCGGAGTTGGCGTCAGCTTTCTTTTTAGCTCAACAGACCTAATCGGGCAGGTGCTCAGCCTTCGGTATTTTTCAATCACAGAAGAGCAGCAAACCTCAATTACAGACCATTTTGTCGGCCAAGAGGGTGGCTTGATTCCTTTTGATCTGCCGAGTGCGGTGTGGTCGGGATATACAACGGTGCCAGTGAGTTCTTCTGACTATCAATGGAGGTATGCAGGTGCGGTGCAGGTCGATCCCGGCGGGACAACAGGACGTTTTAATGTCACCGTAGAGCTAGTCGCTGTCCCTATTTAGCAATGGCAAGCATTTTCCCTGAAATATCCCCAAACGTCCGTGTTTATTCCAACGGTGGATTTGTAACGGCTGATCGAACTGCTGCCAGTGGCGCTTATACAGGATTTCGCAGAGGCAGTAGGCAAGTTGGTCAGACGCTTCAAATGCAGTTCAAATATCTGACAGAGGAAAAGATGAATGAAATTAAAACGCACTATTTAGAAAGAAAGGGCTCATTTGATTTTTTTCTTGCCTCTGCGTCTATGTGGGGCGATTACGCCGGCCACCCTCCAGTCCCTTTGCTCGGCGACACCGTTTGGCGGTTTGCAAGTCCGCCTCTGGTAACTGATGTCTCTTTTGACCGTTTTGACGTTTCTGTTGACCTCATAAGCCACGCAGTGCTGCAGGGAGATATTTTCGGGGCATCTGTTGACGCGACAACTGCTGCAGCTGCTGCGGCTGATTACATCTATGATGGAAAGCAGGCTTCAACAGTCCACGCATACAACATTGACGCTGGGGCATCATGACCATTCAACTAACCACATTGATGCAACAGCGGCGGGATACTGCCGCGAACTGGACGAGCAATAATCCAACGCTGAGAGACGGTGAAATTGGTTACGAAAAAGATACTGGATACATAAAAATCGGGGATGGTTCAACAGCTTGGACCTCGCTTGCTTATATCGATGGAACAAAGGTCAGCGCATATCCGCTGGCGACTGTTGACATCGCGGACGACGCGATTACTGCCGCAAAACTTGCTGACACCTCTGTCACTGCTGGGTCTTATACAACTGCAGATATCACGGTTGATGCTCAAGGCCGAATCACTGCGGCTAGCTCGGGGACGATTGGCACTAGCGAAATTTCTGATGGTTCTATCACCTCAGCCAAGCTTGACACAAACATTGACATCGCCGGAACGCTAGATGTTACTGGCGTTGGCACTTTTGACAGCAACGTAACAATCGCCGGAAACCTCACAGTCAACGGCACGACCACAACGGTCAACAGCACAACGCTGACTGTTGATGACAAGAACATTGAGCTTGGCAGCGTTGCTACGCCAACTGATGTGACCGCCGACGGTGGTGGCATCACGTTAAAGGGCGCGACTGATCACACCATTGTTTGGACAAACAGCACGGACAGCTGGGATTTTTCTGAACACGTCAACATTGCTAGCGCCAAAGAGTTTCGCATTGCGGGGACAAAGGTTCTGGATGCCACAAGCTTGGGGAGTGCTGTTGTCACCTCAAGCCTGACAAGCGTTGGCACGATTGCCACAGGCGTTTGGAATGGCACGCCGATCGCAACTGCTTACATCGCAGACGATGCTGTCACTGCTGCCAAACTGGCAGACACTGCCGTAACAGCAGGCAGCTATACAGCGGCTGATATTACTATTGATGCGCAAGGGCGAATCACCGCAGCCGCAAACGGTGCAATCTCTACGGCGGAGATTACTGATTCTGCTGTCACGACAGCAAAGATCAATGATGACGCTGTAACTGCTGCCAAGTTAGCGGACACTTCTGTAACGGCTGGAAGTTATACGGCAGCTGACATCACGGTTGATGCGCAAGGACGCATAACGGCTGCATCTTCTGGAACAATCAGCACTGGTGAAATCGCTGACTCTGCTGTTACGACGGCAAAGATCAACAATGACGCTGTTACTGCTGCGAAGTTGGCAGATACATCAGTTTCGGCTGGAAGTTATACCAACGCCGACATCACAGTTGATGCCCAGGGCAGGATTACGGCTGCTGCCAACGGTTCTAGCGCTACCGGCACAGTAACGAGCGTCAACATCACTGGTGGTACTGGCCTGTCGGCAACAGGTGGGCCGATTACAACTAGCGGTTCAATCACTGTTGATCTTGATAACACTTCTGTCACGGCAGGCAGTTACACGGCAGCCGACATCACGGTTGACGCCCAGGGTCGCATTACAGCGGCAGCGTCCGGAACTATTAGCACGTCTGAAATTGCAGACGATGCCGTTACTGCGGCAAAGCTTGCCGACACTGCTGTAACTGCTGGCAGTTACACATTGAGCAGCATCACAGTTGATGCGCAGGGAAGAATCACCTCCGCATCCTCTGGGTCTGCTGGCGTCCCGCAAAACTCTCAAACCTCGGCATATACTTTGGTTGCTGGTGATGTTGGCAAACACGTCAACATCACAACCGGCGGCGTCACTGTTCCTTCTGGGGTGTTTTCTGTAGGAGATGCGGTCAGCATTTACAACGACAGTTCGTCAGATCAAACAATCACACAGGGGTCATCCGTCACTCTGCGCCTGGCTGGTGATGGCACCACCGGAAACAAAACCCTCGCGAACTATGGGCTTTGCACTGTTCTCTGCGTAACCTCTAATGAATTTGTAATTGCTGGAACAGGGCTGAGCTGATGGGCATGATGAACATGATGCTCGCCATTGGCGGGGCAGGGGCAGAATTTGATATCAGCTATGCAATCCTTGCTGGTGGTGGCGCTGGCAACGGCCCAACTGCTGCGGGTGGCGGTGGCGGTGGCGAGCTTTTGCAAGGCACTCACACCGTGACAGTTGGAAGCACATTTACCGTCACTGTTGGAGCAGGTGGCACGGCAAAAAATAGTAGTAACGCGGGGAACACAGCTGCGGGAACGTCTTCGATTTCATCAATAGACACAGCAACTGGAGGTTCTGGTGCCATTGGCTTTGGTGGCGGATCAAGTGGAAGACAAGGCGCAAGTAGCGGCAGCGGAAACGCTGGCGGAGTTGGAGCATCAGGCGCTGCTTATGGTGGCGGTGGTGGAGGTGGAGACACTGGAGTGGGCTCACCTTTCAATACCAGCACTTTCAGAGGCGGCAACGGCGGCACAGGGACTGCAATCACTATTTTCAACAACTTGGCAGTCGGAGGCGGCGGTGGCGGCTCTGCGATTCTTGCTAATGGAGGAAATGGCAGCAGTGGTGGTGGCAACGGAGGAAAAGATGCTTCTGGCACGGCTGGAGCTGCAAACAGAGGTGGCGGCGGCGGTGGCGGTTATGACACCAACGGCGGCAAAGTTAGTGGAAATGGAGGAAGTGGCCGTGTGATCATTCGATATGCAGACTCTGAAGCGGCAGCATCAGCAACAACTGGTAGCCCCTCGATCACAGTTTCAGGCGGTTATCGCACCTACGATTTCACCGGCTCAGGAAGCATTACGTTCTGATGGCACACTTTGCACTGATTGAAAATGGCATTGTCCAGCAGGTGATCGTTGTCAACAACGATGTGATTGAAGACAGCAACGGAGATGAGCAGGAATCTTTAGGCGTTGCCTTTTGCCAGTCTTTGTACGGGGCCGACACCACATGGGTGCAAACCTCGTACAACGCGACATTCCGCAAAAATTACGCAGGCATTGGCCACAGTTACGACACAGGCCGCGATGCTTTTATTGAGCCTCAGCCTTTTGCAAGCTGGACATTGAATGAAACTACCTGCCGGTGGGAACCGCCTGTTGCATACCCGTCAGACGGCAACCCGCATGAATGGGACGAAGCGTCAACATCTTGGGTGCAGGTCAACACTGGCGAATAAACTGCGTCAAAGGTTTGAGTTTGATGCAACGCCCTGACCCGATGATCGCCTCCAAGCCGGGAGCGTCTGATTTGCCTGCGATGCGGGCTCGGACCATGTGGCTAGAAGAATTGTATTTTCTCGATGGCCGCGATCAGATCTCCCATCCCCAATATGGCCTGTTTACGGGTTTGGCTTTGAAGTATCAGAACCTGGATTCAACTGACGGCATCTGATGGCGAAGTCACTTAGTGGGAACGAGTTTGTTGTCGGTAAACCAAAACGGACCACGCAAGGAGCTGGCAAGCACAGTCGCCCTAAACGAGGCAAAAAGAGATACCGTGGCCAGGGAAAACGCTAACCCTCTTTCCCATGCTCAAAGCTTTTCTTGTGAGTGGTGTCGCCGCTTCTGCGGCAGCTGCGCTGGCATCTCCTGCTCTCGCAGGAACCTACTTGAACGTTGAAAACAACGCTGGATACCAAGACGGGTATCAAGGCTCGACCACAGATCTGCACGTTGGCTACGAAGGTGGCGATGGCGTTTATGGCTTCTACCTGCAGGGGGGTCCTGCCATTGTCTCCCCTGATGGTGGCGACGTTGACATGGAACTGTCTGGCAAGGTTGGTGGCAGCGTGCAAGTTGCTGAAGATCTCAGCATCTATGGCGAGCTGAGCTTCATCACGGCAGAAGATGATCCTTCTGTTGGCACCAAGCTGGGTGCTAAGTGGAACTTCTGAGCTATAACTAACTCAGCTTCCTCACACGTTGCTGCAATAGGCTCCCGAAAGGGGGCCTTTTGTTTTATCTGCAATCACCATGCAAAAGCTCTTCAATGTGATGTCAGTGGCCGCATTCACCATGAGTGCTGGCATGATCGCTGGATCGGTGTTGCTCTACACCCGTATTCCATCGCTCACAAAGTATTACATGAGCGAGCTGACGCTAGAGATGACTAAGGTTGTCACCAACATGGTGCCTAGCCAGATTGATGCGGCGCTGCCTGAGCTGCCGACGACTACAGGTCCAGCGTTGCCGATCAAGTCACCATTTTAGTGTTGGCGGTTGGATCGTCGGTATGTGCCTCAGGCCCGAAGCCTTCACTCTTGATTTTTGCCATATCAAGTTTTGGCGCGGGTGCCTCTTCTTTTTGCTCAAACGACGCAAGCCAGTCACGTAGCGCCTGCCCTGTTGGTGTTCCCTTAGGCCAGCGCACGAATTTCAATAGCGCCTTCGTATCCGTAAACATCATTGCGGACCTGCCGGACATGCAGACGTAGACAACAGGCGGACCCTCACGCTGCCTGGTCCGTTCGACCCAAAGCTGCCCTGCTGTAAACCGTTCTGACTTCATGCCGGAGATTCCTGAGATCGGAGTAAACGCAATCGGCGTTCCAACAATCACGGTAGGCCGTCCGATACCGCCCCCTGTCTTGCCGACAGCACCGCCTGTTACGTCGGCAAGGTTCCCGGTCATCGATATGCCCGGATGCGTTAGGGCAAGGATTGCCGCAGGGAACGGTGCGGAAACGTTTGAGGAGGATCCGAGCGGGAACGTCACCCTGTGCAGTGGCCCCGTCCCTATCTTCGAGGCTCCTGACTACAGGCCGCGCGACTTCACGTGGGTAGAACCACCAAAGGCAGACATAAAAAAGCCGGAGGTGGCGACTCCGGCTCAAGGAACGCACTCTCTTCCGCCGGGTCCCAACCCCGACCCCCTGAGGTTGCCTAAGGATCCACCCTGCCCGCCCTTTGGATCAAAAGAAATCGGATCGTTTAATAAATTAGGGACAAAGGTTCTTGCCGGTTACGAGCTGCAAGACGGCAAGTGCGTAAAGCTTTGGGATCCGGTGCCTATCGGGCAGGTGATCAACAACTATGTGCCTGATGCGGGTCCAACAGCATCAGTTGCGTTGACTGCTGCATTTGCAACGACTGTGGCGATCTTTGCTAAGCCGATTGCGTCAATGCTGCAAAAGCTGGCAAAGCCTTTGACAAAGAAGGTGGTGAAGAAGGTTAATCAGAAGCTTGGCCGTAAGGTAAAACCGGAATCTTTACAGCAGCGGCGGGTGATTCAGCGTCACCGGAATCAAGCCATTCGCGATCTGAGGCGGGCTTTAGGTAAATGATTTTATGCGTGTGATCCTGCACAGGCTTGGGCTTTAGGACTACATCAGCACAGATGGCATAAAACGGCGAAGACTTAGCAAAACCGTAGCCTTCGCGTTTGGCTTCAGCGCAAGCCTTAAGCCGTCCCATCTCGTAGTTTAACCGCTTGTCGGCGAGAGCTTGCTCGTAAAGTGCGACCTGCTTCTTTGCTGCCTGCTTACAAAGCTCAATCGGGCCCCGGTCGAGTGGAATCGAGAAGGTTGCTGTGATGCCGAAGTTGTTGCTGAAGTTTTGCCGATACCCGGTCCTTTGCGGTTTGTAGTAGAGCACTTTGCCTGGATTATCTGGAATGCCATCCGGTCCGTCGAGCCCTGTCTCTGGGTCAACTAAGCCAACATTGTCACTGTTGTCATAAACAGGCTCTTGATAATACTGATTGTCTGGATTGCCAAAAGAATGCGTCGAAGACGCAAAGGGGGAGATGTTTAGCGTTGCCGAATCACATTGAATCTGCGATCCGTAGCTGTGCTTCATGTACTGCCCTGGCGTAATTTGCACGGCCTGGTTTACTACTGAGCCGCTACTATTCGATAC